AGTCATTCTCAAAGCCAAGGTCTGTGTTGTTCATTTAGGTTAGTTGTTTATTAAAAATTTATACTCTTCTTGGACGTTAAAGCTCGGACAAGCTTTGGCTGCAAATTCATTGTGACCATGAATAGTTGCATTGGGGTATTTCTCTTTTAAGACAGTGAGTAGGTTTGTAAGAGCAGTATCTTGCTCTGGTGTCCTTGTATCCTTAGCTTTCATCTTGGCATCACATCCTCCCACATATACGATTCCAAGACTACCTGTATTGTGTCCTTTAGTATGTGCCCCAACCATATGAACGCTACGACCTTCTTCTATTGTACCATCAAGCTTGACAACGTAGTGGTATCCAATACTTGACCAACCTCTGTTTTTGTGCCATCTGTTAATGGTCTCAGCATCTACCTCTCTGCCCTCTGGTGTGGCAGTGCAGTGTAGTATAATCTTATTTATTTGTCGAACAGATTTTATCAGTTTCATTGTCTTCTGATTTTTCATTAGAAAAAATAGGCTCTTCCCAGTACAGAAAGAGCCACTCACTATTTGAATTTACATTTTTTCTATTGCTCATTGACAAGCTTTCTGTAAGACAGTTCAGCAATAAAAGCTGTATAAATAGCGTATAACGGGTTTTCTCCTAAGTAACTATAAAGTAGTAGGCTCACCCAGAAAGAAAGGCACAGAACGCAGTTAAATGGCTTAAAAGGCAATAGTCTCTCCATCACCCAACCGTAAGGTTCAAAAATAAACAGGAATGAGAACATCAATCCTACTGAGGATACTAAAATCCAATCGTTATAAATCTCAATCATTAGAATAAATATTTGTTCATTTTCCCAATAACGGTGTCATCTGCTTCAACACCTCCAAACCTTTGTACAAGGCTAAATACAAATGCTAAAATAATAAATGGTAAAAGTAATATTAACAATATTAAAGCTCTTAGTCCTTTTAAAAATCCAATCATATCTTTTTACTTATGTTATCGTCCTTTACATATTTAATTAAACGTGTAAATCTTTCTCCGTTCTCTATAAAAATCATCTTGCCCTTAATCTTCTGCCCGTACTGATCCTTCCAATTAAGACCTTTAATCTTATTGTACATAGAGGAGTATATCATGGAGATGATTAGGTTGGCAGCTGAGCCTCCTGGCTCGTAGTAGGTAAAGAACTTCTCTAAGACTCGCATTACTGCATCGTCTATAAGACCTTGTCTAAGTTCTCTGTTGCCATTGGTGATAAAGGAATAGTTGACAATCTCTTCACTTCTCTCAAGGATGAAACGACCAAGATGCTCTGTCATCTGCCCTTGTTGGACAGACAATAAAGCTTCTTTCTCAATTCTCTCTTTGTCGTATCTCTTCTTCAACCTTGTCTACTATTCTAATAATCTCAAATAGGTAATCTGAAAGTTCTGAGGCATTGATGTTGAGTTCATAACCCAAACGAACAAGTGTGACTTTTTGTTTTGCCAATACAAGTTCTCTAATCTTTTCATAAAGGTCTATGATGAAGTCAGCCTCTGAGGATGTAATTTCTAAATATGGGTGGTCAATTTCCATAGGGTCTAATAGATAATGCCTTGGCAGGATCTATAGCAGCTATCTTATCTATGTATTCATTTTCTTTACGATAAGCTTCTGCCACTTCTTCGGGTGTAGAATCTAAGCCAAGGTTTGTAAACAGAATGGCCATGTCCCTTAGATAAAGGTCAATCTGTTCTCTTACTAATTTACAAGTTCTGTAGTTACGACTGCTCATCATACTTTAGGTTTTTACATATTAGTATTACTTTGTAGGTGTCCTTTGGCAGGTCACCATCGTAGGTTATTTTTACTTCCGTGTAGTATTTTTTATTATCGTCTGGTATAACACCTTCAAAGACAAGGGTATCAGCGAGAAACTTTGAAACAAGAATACCATTGTCAATGTCCATACGGCTGTTGTACGATATAGCCATCTTAATACCTTCACAGGTAAACTTGTCGTACTTTGATAGAGCTTCTTGACAGATAACTTTGTAATCATCTTTGTATTTTTTTCTAACTGCCCAATGCTTACCAGCGTAGATTTTGTTCAAGCTTGGAGGCTTTGGCAGTACAAGTTCTATTTCGGTGTAATCCATCTGCATATGTCTTTAGGCACTCTGTAGAAGGCATCAAGTCCCTGTCGATGGGAGGTGTTTATCCTACGAACCTCTCTGTATTCTTCTTTAAATATCTCTGAGGAATGAGCGATACACAGAGCCTGGGTCTCTGCACAGACAAGCACATAGTAAAAGCCTTTGCCTTCCCATTTCTTTTTCCTCCCAAGGAAGGATACAGTATCAAACTTAAAAGAATCTTTGTCGGTCCAGGGGTAGTTACCCTTGACTTCTGCTTCGAAGAATTGTGAACGACCATTGTGGTCTACGACTTCAAGGTCTACGCCATAATCTTCTTCATCTATGATATGGTCTACCCAGTCTTGGGTCTTGAGCCAAGCTGTGACTACAGCTTTTCCGTAAGCATCATTGGTGTCGTAAGACTCTTGGACGAATTTTCTGGCGGCATACTTACTCATCACTTCTGTCTTATTGCTATCTTAAGAAGTATTAGATAGCCAATTAAATCTTGGACAGTGTCTTCTGTGGCATCGGTTATCCCTCTACTCTTGATACGCATGAGCTTATCATCGATCCGAGCACATAGACTTTCTACAGCATCTCCCTTTGAGAAGATGCCCACGGGGTTAAGGGCTGAATCCCCGTAGGCATTGTTCTTCTCTAAGAGCAAGTTAGTAACCTCTGTAGAAACTTCAATTATTAAATCTCTGGTTTCCATACTACTAAGTTAGTCATTATGGTCTAACAAATCAACATCTAACTTATAGACTTTACTAACATTTTTTCCCTGCACTACTAACCTACCGCTTGAAGGGTTATAGAATATATAGTTAGGTGTACAACCAGTGTAGTCTGCTACATCAAACTTGTAGTGATTTCCATTGATAGATATGTTACCATCTTTCTCTACAACGATGTTCAAAGCATCGCTAACATTGAATCTAAGGTATGCCCGTACTAATTCTGCAAAGGCTTTTTTACGATCAAGAATTAGGCTGTGGATAGGCGAAGATTGGGTTTCCTTGCTTGTCGAGTTCATAATATCTGTTTTTCATTTTATCGTAATACAATGTCACTTTCCCCAACTTACCAACAATTTTTGGCTTAGCTTTTACCACAGTGATTTCCACTTGGTTAGGCTCGTAAGGCACACCATTGCCATCTTCTAATCCAAAGGGACATCTCCATACGTTGATGACCATCATCCCTTTTCTGGACCACTGCATACCGCCTGCGATGTCATTCATCGTTGGCTTATCTACATAGGGTACACCGTTCTTATATTTCGCTTGTTGGTGTTTAGTGTGTACGGTAACTATTGTATGGTAGTCTCTCTCAGCAGAGTGCTTTCTAATCCTTGTGAGTATCTGCCCAATGGCAATATCATCTCTGACTCCACTACTGACATCTGTCTTTATCTCTGTAAACGGATCGACAAAGCATCCATCTATTTCTATGAAGTGTTCTTCTTCTATTTCTTGTACAGCTGTGTAGAAACCTTCTATGCTGAGGTCTTGCAAACCACTGTCTACTATGTAGAAGTGTTCGTTGATAAACTCAAAGGCTTTCTCTGTCTCCTCATCTGTAGCTGTGAGGTGGTCGTTAATAAGGAACGGCTTACGAAGGTATACCCACATAAGTTCTGCGAATACTTCCGTTGGGGAACCTGTCTCTGGGGAATACACTGCCCACTTCCAACCACTGTATTGTGCAAGGTTCATCATCAACTCAAATCCAAACTGAGACTTCCCTTGGTGTGCCCCGGCATAGATGTAGGTGGTTGAACCTTTCTTCATTGAGTACTTGTCAAACAGAGAATCAAATCCTGTCCAAGCACCTTTCTTTACTCCTTCTTTTCTAAGTGAAGTTAAGTTGCCCTTTAACTCCTTAGCTGTGTATACAAACTTGCTCATGCTCATAATTAATCTTCTTTATAGTAAAACGATCTTCCAACTTCTTCTACTTTGTAAATCTTTGTGACTCCAAAGTTACTGATGCTTGAACCCGTGAGACCTTGATTTGACATTATCTGCATAATAAAATCTGGGTCATTGTTCATCATCTCTAAGTCTGCTGCTCTTGAAACAAACTCAATATCTTTATAGTTATTTACATAACCATTGCCTTTCTTTTTCCTCCAACCTATCCTTGCGTGATAGTGGTAAATCATCTGTCCTTTCTTTTCTTCTTCACTCATCTCTCTTCGTTGTTATACTTTACTATTTCTTCTAAACTCAAGGGCTTTACCCATTCCTTATCAGCGTATAAAGGCATTGCTTTATATCCGTGTGGCTCTACTACAATCTCATTTTTATCGCAGTTTACTTGTAGTGCATCATTTTCCACTGATGCTACAATCCATACTAATGTTCCTTCTTTCATCTCTCTTTGGTGTTAAAGGTTTCGTAAGGTTATAGCCTTACTTTGTACAATCTTTTGTCAGGTTATACCCTTACTCTTTTAGTTAAAGAAGGGGGGCAATGCCCCCCTACTATTAATAAAACAACTATGGAAAATTAGAACGGCATACCGTCATCTGAATCGTTGACACCCATCTGCTTCTTAGGCATCTCACCTTGAAGCTGGATGTACTTACCACCATCTCTCTTATCTTTGATCTCTAAGTTTACCCAACCCTTGTCATTCTTGTTGTTGGTTAATACTTCGAAATCTTGTGGGCCTAATGCCACTTTAACAATTTGTCCGAACTTCGTGTTCACGACTGTTGTCTTGCCTACAAAAACCTTGTCTGCCATCTTTATCAAATTTAGTTGATTAATAATTCTTTTAAATGTTCGTAGCTACTTTCTAATGCTACATACTTCTCGTATAGTCTGTCAATCTTATCTGCTATTGCCTCTGCTGAGAAGTCCTCATAAGTGGCAACAAAGTCAACACACTGTGTATAGTATCTCTTGTATCTATTGTCAGCCAACCTGTTCTGGTGGCCTTCAATATAAATCGATACTCCTTTAACATCGGTGTTCGTAGCACGAGAAATCTCTCTGACTCCAAATCCGAAGTTAGCCAGTACAGCACAAGTCAATGCTCTTGCTAATACTATGTCTTTTGTTTTCTTAGATCCTATGATATCTGCTATGCTCTTTCCAGTGACAGAGGCACAGGCATGGATAATCACGTTTTCTTGGTTATTAAAGTTCGCCATATCTTACATTGTAAGGGTTAAATTCTTGGTTAAGAAAGAGCCTCTCATAGAGGTTTATAGATGTCTCAAACTCGTGTTGACCACTCCGCAAAAAATCGTCACTTGCTTTGAATATCCCTACCTCATAAGGGAACTCTTTCTCTACAACCAAAAAATAAAAATCTTCAACTCCGAATATCTTACTATAAAGATATGCTTGTTGATTGTACATCATCCACCTTGCTGACTTTCTAAACTCATCCAAAGTCTTTGCAGTAGTCTTTAGGTCTACAAGGTAGTTAGTATCTCCATCGAAACAAAGAGCATCTGCTTTTCCTTTAAGCTTGATGTTAGCAAACGAATCAGTTATATGATCCATTGTACCAGGAACCTCTGGCTCAAACCTCAGCCCCATCAGTTCACTAACCTCATCAAGAGCCATCAGCTTATCGTACATTCCGTGTACGGTATCGTAGTCTTTCTTTGGAAGGACTAACTTGTCTGCATTCTCAAGCTTAAATTCCTTGTAATCGTTTCCTCTCCTTGTTCCGTTCCAGAGGACTGTCTTATCAATACCTTCGAGAAACAAAGCGTGAAGAGCAGTACCCACATCAAAGAAACTTGCTGAAGGATATGACCACTTCCCTTGTCTCATAAGGTGAAACTTGGTAGGTGATTGTCTCAGTAGCTTTAGCATACTGTTTGACAAGTATTCTTTGTCAGCGTAATACGCTTCATCGTCTTTAAATTTCTCTAAGTCTGTCATAAGAAGTCTTCTAATGCGTAAATTATATCTCCTATTTTCTCTCTCTCGATCTTCATTATGTAGACCTTCTCCCCGAACAAGTGTTGGTACAATCTTAGTCCCTCTTCTTGTTCTCTCTGCTCAAAGGATAGGTGAAAATCCTCTGTGCTCTTAAGAGATAGAATCTTTACCTCTGGAGATTCACTTTCATTTTCTAAGTTCCACTCCATTAAGAGGCAAGGATTTCTTCTCTCAGCTTCTTGGTAACTTTATATTTACCTAAAGCATTTTCTACTGCTGCTTTCTTACCATCCTTCACAGCCTTAATCATATTAGCTTTGATTTCATCTGTCAAGGTTTTAAGAGTCGGCTGACTTTTACTTGCAGTCTTATTTGCTTGTGGAGTAGATTGGTTTTGTTTGGATATAGCCATCGCAACCTCATTACTACTTGCAATCGAAGTATCGATACCGATACCAAGATTAGCCAATGCACGGCCCCAAGCACTTGTCTCACAATTTTCCACATAGCTTGTCTTGTTAATGTACGAGGAAGACTTGTCCTCTTGTGCAAAGCCTGTGGCTACTGGCATACCAATCTCATTTAGGATTGTAGCCTTAATCACACAACTCTCTGAATCCAGGTGCACGACCTCTGAGGTCAATGACCATCCCTTGTAGTCTTCCGCAATACGGAAATACTTGATTCTCTCGTTAACCTCAACATACTCTTTCCCTTTGATGTTGGTGGTCTTAAATTGATACTTACTCATAATCAGTGTTTTAAAAGTTACTTGTTCAAATATACATCATTAATACATCATAGAGATATCTCTTCTGCTTTCTCTATCAACATCTTTTTAACAATCTCCTCTGGAAGTCCTGATAGATTGATAGCATCGGATAGGCTCTCTTCAAACATCACTCTTCTGCTTCGTGACGATCCAAGTAAAGCATTAAATACCTTAACCCATTCCTCCATTAGCTTTATGGTCATAGGGTCTCTAATCTCAAGGAACTGCTCTATAGTCTTGCAAGAGTGAATAATGGTCGCATGGTTCTTATCTGCCATCCAACCAAGGGTCGTAGTCTTCATCCCATATTTCTTTCTTAGAATGTAGAAAAGACATTGTCTTGCTGTAGCTACGTTCTTGACTCTGCTCTTCAAGGAGACGTCTATACCCGTGCTCTTCTTGTACATCTTGATTAGCTTGTCGTATCGGTTCTTCGTGATTAACGATGCCTTGGGCATCTTGTAAGTCTTGTTGTTCATCTTTTATCAGTCGTTTAAATTTTGTTCTTACTCTCTGTTTTGCGTTTAATAAATCTCTTTCTGTTTGTCTATGTTCTACAGAAACCTCCTTCAGGGTTAATCCCTTTATGATGTGTTCCTCAAACACTAACACCTCTAAGGTGTCCGCTAAGGACTTAAAATGTTCTATAAGCATATGAGTACCATCGGCAGGATTATCGTAGCTTATACATGCTCTATCGTACTTAGAGTCCCTTTGGTCTTCAGCATTGTAAAGATCCGCTTCGTAAATAGTTTCTACACTCTTCTTATATTTTCTGCTCGCCCTTCTGGATTTGTCCGACACTGCCGTGAGTATCCCATAGCGTATCGAACCCATAATCACAGACACCATAGACTTCTCATCCTCGAACTCTCTACCATTCTTCTCTATGTACCTTGATAGATTGATAGCTGAATAGTAATGTGCTGAATCTACAGCCTCTTGATTGTAGAATGTGTATCCATACTTCTTAGCACAGAAGTGTATGAATCTATGATTGCTTGGAAAGAATTCCCTTAATTTCTTTTCTGTTAATTTCATTGGGTATTATAATATATATTACTATAATAATAATAAATAATAATAGAATAATAATTATTATAGAGAGAGTCCTAAAGACTCTCTCTCTATACTATTATAGTAAGGGTGTTTAGAAGGGTAACTCTTCCATTACGCAAGATACTAAAATCTCATAGCATAAATCATTAGGTATCCTACTTCTTTCGTAATTACCTTTAAGACCTTGAGTACCTGTACTCGACCCTCTTGGTGCAGAAGTGTGACAAGTTGCCCCGTTCTTACACATCGGTCTTGGAATCCAATTGACAGAGTTAGTCCAAATATCTGTAGGCTTCATCCTGGAATCACCATACTGACAATAGGTAACTGTCTGTCTTGGAAGGTCTTGCATAAAGTCCATCTTACGAAGTAACCCTCTTGGATTCTCAATGAAGTAAGTAAGGTCAGGGTTAAACTTCTGCCAAAAGTCTACGATCTCAAGTGTTCGTTTTACGATCTCAATACCTAATAAACACTTCTCAGTCTTAGGCACATAGTTCTTATGCCAATGGTATCCTATACTTGCCACACTGAAAGTGGTACACGGAGGAGATGCCCATATAATGTCAGGCACAAAGGGCACTTGGTTGTTATCAAAATCCAGGATATCTGTCACATAATCGATACCCTCAAAGTCATTAATATCGACTGAGAATACTTCCCAACCAAACTGCTCGGCAACCTTTCCAATGGAACGGCTACCTGCAAACAATTCTAATACTCTCATACTATTCTTCAATGTAATGTTTGTACAACTCTGTGTAGTTCCTCATCATATAAACATAGTCCTCAAGGGACACTGTGTCACCGCATAATACTTCAACGGCAAAGTGTGCTGCGGGGTCAAACATATTGTATCTGCCCTCTTGTTGTACTTGTAGGTACGCTATAAATTTTTCTCTCATTGTTTGTTGTTTTACATTTGACATTCTAAGACCCATAACTCGTATAGGTATTCATCATCCATATGGGTGATGTGTGGTTCATTTTCTTTTTCTCTTAAATCCATCTGGTCCATCAAAAATTAGTGTAAAGATTCCTATCGTGATAAACCAAGCAAGTACAAGGCATATCGTATCGAATAATAATATCATTAGTATTTTAGCAGTTTCAGTCTTCGTTCATACTTTCTTATCAGTCTTGCACAATTAACCACATACTCTGTAGTCTCATCTGTCCATCCTACATTTGTGCTCTGCAAGGAAGAATTAATTATCTCCCAATGCAGTTCACGAATGTTTGTCTGTAGGTAACTTATATGTTTCCTCTTTCTTAGAATCTTTTTCATCAGTACCAAGAGTATTTGTTAATCGGCCAGAAATCGTCTGAATCCTCAACGGGTGAATCATCATCCATATACACCCAAGTGTGTGTGTCTCTCTCATAGTACACCTCACGACCATTATCCTCATCAATCAGTGTAGGCTCCTCCTCTAAGAACACATCCTCCGAAGAAGATACATAGATGCCATAGGCATTGGATTCCTCTTCACCATTAATCTCAAAGTCTAAGTGAGGATACATCTCAAGCATCTTGATAATGATTGGTCGAGGGTCTGCCCAAGCAGTTCTCATTTGATAGGTATGCTCGTAGGGGAAACCATCTTTATCGGATGCTACAAAAGACTCATCAACCGATGCGTTCCACTTTGTACCCCAATTTGCATTGTTCCAAGTATACCAATCGGGTAGACCATTGTCCTTACAATACTTCTCCTCTTCGTTACCTAAGCTACCTCTAAAAATATTGTCAGGCTGAGGTATGAAGTGATTGAAATCAAACTCATAGCCCTCTGTTTCGTACTCTACTGAGCCTCTAACATTCTGTACGAATTCTTGTACATCTTCTTTCTTTCCACTCACATTTAGTGAGAAATAAAACCAATTAGGCACCTTCTTATTATTTTAAATTATACTTATTCATTGCTATATCATTTAGGAACTCAGCGACTGCATAGTCGTGTAGTATTGCCTTAGACCATTGCTCAGCCATTGCATTAGCAATACCCTCAAAGGTTTTACTGCGAAGTGTTCTCCTTTCTTCGGGAGTCCTCGCCTTTGATAGTGCATCGAGATACCACTTGGCTTGTCGCTTTTTCTTGCCATTCTTGTCAACCCATTCTATGAACTCTCCCTTGCCAACGACATCTGTAGGTACAAGGCTTGGTAGGTTCTTTGTCCAAAGGCAAGTCTTCTTAGAAGCCTCGTCTCCAAACATATAGGGTTGAATGATTTGGTCGGGCTTTCGTATCTGTGTAGATATAACGCTGACGGGATTTTCTATAGCTATATAGTCAATGGGTGCATCCATAAGTTTACGGACAAACTCTAAGCCCTCTGCTTGTTTCTCCCACCTCTCTGTGTTCTTACTGCCGTCTTTATTGTACAACCATCGTGCACCACTCACTGCCAAGTAAGTGCAAGGGGGATGTGCAATCATTAAGTCCCACGATAGATTGTAAGCATATCTTAGAGCGTCACCTTGAAAGTGCCACTCGGGTCTACCACCACTTGCGGGAAGTATATCACAGCTGTAAGCTTCATGTCCTAAGGCTCTGAAAGCCTTTGTTACTGCCTGAGACTCTTCACAGGCAACTAATACTCTTAGTTTTTTCATATGTTCTTTTGTAAAAATTCTTCGTAAATCTTTTTGTAATGGTCGGCTAACTCCTTCTGCCCATCGTACTTTCTCTGTAGAGATGTGTAGGCATTCCTTGCCTCATCTACTTTCTTCTTAAGTGCTATGAGGTCGTGACAACGAACCTTATGTATGTCACAAAACCTATTCAACTTAAGAGTCAAAACTGCCATCTCCTTAGAGTCCTCGAAGAGTTTGCCTATCTCGACAAACTCATCAAGGATGCTGTACAATAACTCTAAGTCAGCTTGGAGTATCAACTCATCTGCTCGTGTACTAATACTCTCCATCTAAAATGTAACTTGGTATCTTCTTGAAGGTACTGCCGTAGGCATTTATCGATACAATGTTCTCTGGGATCATTGAAGTGTAACGCTTACGATTGTTGTCCCATACCGTGAGCACCTTTGGACTGCTTTTGCCACGACCATTGGTAAACTTGTGGACACCGAATCGACCATTAATCTTGGTGATAGTGCCATCTTTCTTGCGGTACTCTGCACCGAAAATTACACCATCACTCTTCAATGAATTGATGATGTCTTGGAAATGTGAAAATCTCATAGTTGTTTATTTAATTGATTATTGATTCAACGATTAACAGGCACACCACGCACAACCGAAGTAGTGCTCAGTGTCCCATTTTATTACATACAGAGTACGCTTGTCTCCGTTATCTAAGACCCAATCTTCGAATTCATCCTCACGAAGTTTGAAGGTTTTATCGACATACCCATCACAAGTATTGAACCAACCGCTGTATGGATCGGTGTCCGTTGATGAGTTAATAATTTTGACAGCCGCTTCTTTGGCAGTTGTCGCTTTTACCATTAGTGTTTCTAAGGTTGCTCCCATTGTAATTGTTTTTTAGGGTTATTTATTATCTTCTTGTCTTTCTACTACTATTCGTACATTGGTGTACCCTCTGTTTGTTAAGAGGTTTCTGGATTGCCTGGCTTCTGCGATGTTATCGAAGTGAAAAGGAATCAATACTTCCTCGCCAAGCTTTGTGTATAATACTCTGTAAATAAGCATACTATTTAATTATGGTGAATATATGGTTGAACTGTGCTAAGGTATTGTTACTCAGTGAACCCTCTTTGTGAGCCTCACATAACAAATCGATGATAGAATCTTGTACTCTGAATAGAGTATCTTGGTCAAGCATATCAGAATACAATAGTCCGTTCTCGTTGTGGATTGCTGCCAACTTCTTGGCAAATTGATTAAGTGTCATAATAAATTGGTTGTTTAGTGTTTGTGGTAAATTACTGTCTCTGCTGTCCAACAAGCTCGGCAGTCTTGGCAGTTATTGCCTTGAGAAGGAGCGGGACATTTAAAGCCTTCTAAGTTTGGGTTTGAATCTTCAACGCCTGAAGCATAGCCTGTTATCTTATGGTTGGGCTGAGCGTCATTCATATGTGCTGAGATGCGTACAATAAGGTTAGGAGCAAATTGTCCATTAAGTGCTTGCCAAGATCGTACAAACTTTATCTCCCTTGTAGGCAACCAAAACTGCACTTCGGGTAACGCTAAAGCTATCTCGTTAATGGCATTGAGGTGTTTGATTGAGTGTACATCCCCGCTATCGTGCCATCGGAAATAGTTTTTGTCACCCTTTCGATACTTACCTATGTAGGTAATCATATTCTTAGTCCAAAGCTCTGTGTCCTTCATTAGGCTGTTGTATCGTACATACATTGCGTGTTCTACATTAGGGAAAACG